AGTAAGGTAGCGACTACAGAATAAGAATTAATTCCCCATCTTGAAATTAATCACAATTAATATCAATTTATATATTGACTTTAACTACCATCTGTAGTAATATACTTAATACAAGGTAAGGTTAACGACGATGAAGGGGCGGTGCTACAATGATTGATAATATTGATGTTGCCTATTGCATGGCAAATCTTGAGGATAAAATAAGGCGGGAAAAGAGATCGGCTAAAATTTATCTTGATTATTGTGATGGGAATGTTGAAAATCCGACGTATCAAAAAATTATTGCTAGATGGTCAACTATGATTAGTGCTTTTGAAGCAGCATTTGGGGTTGATTATTTTGGAATTTAGAAATTCAAGGTAAGGTTATCGATGAAAGGGCAAACAATGAAACTCCGCAACATGAGCGCATACGTCACCTATGAAAAGAACATCACCATTGAGCTTGCAAACGGCGAGGTTCTGAACCTTGAAAACGCGCTTGTTCTTCACAGCTATTCTAGCCGTGTTGCCGTCTATTGCAAGATGCGCGTTTACTTGCTCCCGCGCTATGATTACAGCGTCACCACGTGGAAGCACGTTCACGCGTTCGTCCAAGATTATTGCGATTTCGTTTGGGACTGCAACGCGCGCGAAATGCGCAAGATAGCGGCGCTTGGCGTTGACGATATTGAGAAGGAATACGCATTTGCGAATGGCATCGTAGAGGGGATACCCGTTGAAAATGTCAACTGCGAAGGTTGCGCGCTATTTGGAACCAGCGAATGTTCGCGTCTGTGCGCACTCACCCATCGAGTCGTTACTTGGTAAAGAGAGGAACGCAACAACCTCGCATTTGTAAGCGATTACGGCGCGGCGCGCATCCTTGAGTGTGAGCGGCTCGGAATCTGAGATACTAGGAGGACAAACTATGATCACTCGAAAATCTCTCAAGCGGCAACTCAAGCGCGCGGAGTTTATCCTGATAATTCGTGGCTATGATGAGATTAAGGTATCGATGAATTGTCGTATTTTCAGCAGGCACGCATCCTTGAGTGTGAGCGGGCTTCGCAATCATATAAGGTCTACATTTACGATGAGCGCTACTCGTCGCGAGGTTTACAGCGAGTTTGTTAGTGAGGTTTTGGACAATTTTAGTGAAAGGTATTGATCATGGAAAAGCGAATTTTTGGGCGTCGTTACAATACCGACACGGCAAAGTCGATCATTGAGGGCGAATACTTTTCTCCGAGAGATATTTGGTCCGTTCAGGAAGGCGTTTATCTTAAGAGAAACGGGGAGTATTTCTTTGCTGCCAAAGGTGGCGCTGGAACACGGTATGCAAACGAGGAACACGGAAATTGCGTTATGGGCATGGTAATCGTGCCCCTCAGAAACTCTGAGGACGCAGAACTTATAACTAAAATCATCAAACGCGAGGCAGTGGATGAAAAATATTACAAGTTTCCGGGTGTTAGTTATTATAATGGGTTTGATTGGAAAGATTACTGTCATGAGGTTTATCCTGATGTCGATATAAATACCTTTTATGTGTAGGAGGCATGCAATGACTATCCAAGACAAGACAGAGGCCTACTACATGGCCAAGTTCGAGGACTACATTAGGCAATGCAAGCATTTTTGCCATGATGCCGACAGGCTTGTGCCCGGAGTACGGACGGGTGCAGGAGAACGGCAAGTCGTCTTCAGCGGAGAGCGGAAGAGCGCGCTAATCAAGGAGGAAGCATGCAAGAGCTAAAGCCATGTCCATGCTGCGGGTCAAGCAATGGTCTGTACGTGCTTCAAGACGAGAAGTACGGGGAATGGAGCGTCTTCTGCGACATGTGCAAGACGTCGTTTCAGAACGAGAACCATTGCGATACGCGAGAAGAGGCCATATCAGCATGGAACCGCCGCGCGGAGCGGACGTGCCGCATCGTGTTGATGGACATGGCCGGGAATCCCCCATACAGAACAGGCGACTGGATTCTCGACGCGTTGTCTGATGGGTGTTCAGAGTGCGGGTATCCGTTCAACACACTCAACAAGGGCAAGCCTAACTACTGCCCGCACTGCGGCGCGAAGGTGGTGGACGATGATTAGTGACAAAGAGGCTTACTACAAGATGAGGAATCTTTACGAATTGGTTTTCCGAGTTGTTTACGAAGGTGAATGCTGTGAAAGCATATGAACTGACTATTGAGGAGGCATGGCTTTACATGCCTAAACCTCTCAAATCTTTGATCAGGTTTCTGGGAATGTTGATGGGTGCTGTTGTCATAGTCTTGTGTGCGATTTAAGGATAATTCATGATTGATGCTTGTAAGAAACTTGTTGGATATCTTGTGAAGATTTTATGAAAAGTTGAATTTTTCCGAACACTAATATTCTCATGCCTGTTAAGATATTGAGCGTAGGAAGTACCCCAAACAGAAAGGAATCTAGCAATGCAGAACGTTACCCGCACCATGACCGAATACGAGGTCACTGCGTATTCGGTGTGCGAATCCGACGGAGAGGTGGGATTGAACGTCGTTGCGGAATGCACCGTCCATTCCACCACAATGAACAAGGGGGAGGCCCGTGCGGCCCTGATGGAGGCCACGGGAACGGCCGTCCCCCGAGGATGCACGGTGGTCTGGAAGCCGGTAAAGACCATGAAGTACGCCATGCCCCTTGACAAGTTCTTGGACGAAAGCATTGTTATCGAGGAAAAGGAGATCTAGAATGGCCGTTGAATCTCAGGAGATTGTTCTTTCAAATGTCGAGAGTGAAATTGTCGAAACCGGCATTAGGGAATACGACGTTTCCGAACTCATGGGAGGTGAGGCACTGCAGGCCGTTTGTTCGATTGACGCGGTTGATCCGGAAACGAAGGCAATCGTCTTCAACGCCGCGAACAATCCTGACCACAAGGTGAAGGATTTTGTAAATAAGACGATCAACGTCAAGGACATCTATGCGGAAATCATCGAGATAGCAAACGAAGAAACCGGAGAGATCACTAAGGTTCCGCGAATCGTGCTGATCGATGACACCGGTTTGGCCTTCGAATGCGTCTCGGTGGGCATGTACTCGGCAATCCGCAAGCTTGTCGCGATATACGGTGCCCCCACATGGGAACCACCCCTCACGGTGACGGTCAAGCAGAAATCTGTAGGAAAAGGGTCTATGTACACCCTTCAGCTGTAGCCGTTCATGAAAGCCCCTCCCTACGAAGGGGCTTTCTTAGGAGAATGCCATGTACGATATGCTGTCGATGGCCGACAAGGACTTGCTGAGCGAATTTCTTTACCGTTCCATGTGCCGTGTTCTGAACGTCAACGTGTCCCTTGGGGAAGGGACGGTTCCGCAGGGGGTCAGCGTTTTCGTCGCGCATCCCGAGACGGGAACGTTCGAGTACATGTTCACCAAGGACACGAAATACCCGGTAAGGCGAGACGACATTGACGAGGTTCTTCCCTTGCTGGAAGCTTATGGGAACGTGCGTGCGGGCGGCCTGGTCTACTACCTGAACTCCTGCATGGTTCCCGTCGTTTCCAAGCACAGGGCTTTTCCATATTGAAAGGAGGTGCGGAATGACGCTCACCAAGAACGGTATATGCTATGACCTCAAGGAATCCCCGTATTTCTGTTTCGTGGGATTTTACAAGTTCTTCTTTTCAAGTCCTGCGCATCTTGTCAAGTTCAGAAAAGGGTTGGAAGCTAACAGGGAGTGGCTGAACGATTCCATGAAGAGGCGTTTCAAATTCGATATGGACGTGGAACTGCTTGCCGACTTCAGCCTGTACCGTAAGATCGAGACGCGAGGGTTCCTGATAATCAACGAATCGACGGGGGTTGCGTACGAATGCGCAGAGAATATAGAATTTCGTGGAATGACAATCAATTAAGGAAGCTGAACTCTGCCGTGCGAAGGTACAACAACGCCCTTCGAAGGGCTGCGAAAGCCGACCCTCTTGCGCACATCTACCTTCCACAGGAAGTCTCGTACAAGGAACTGAAGCCGTCCATCACCACCGCACGTGCGTTGAAGAACACTGTGAACAGGTTGACAAGGGGGGGGAGGCCCCAAGGCCTGGGGGCGGGGGGTGCTGGAAGTGAACTTCT